TTCTAACTTATTATAATGTGTCATATCTTCTTGCTTTGTAGCCGCAATATGGTTACAAGGCCACAAATTCATTTCGCTATCAATATACATCATTTTATTTTCTTTAAAGTCACAGGTAACTTGCGACATATCTGATGACTCAACAACTTCTCTATAAATTTTAGCACCTTCTTCGGTAATGTTTAAATCACTTTTAGTATTAACACCATCCTCTGTGCCTCTTTTTACTTTTTTAATATCAGTTTCTATTTCAATTGCTTTTGGTGTATTTTGACTTTTTGCTAAGTGTTTAGCATTTTTATTTTCAAGTTCAGCATAGTTGTATTCCCAATTTCTAGTTGAAACGTGTTTATCAAATTCCCAAAAGCCCATATCTTTTGCTAATTGCTGTGCTTCATCGACTTGATGTTTGTTATGCTCAAATACAATCATTTTCCATCTTGCTTTGCCACCAGCATTAATATATGCTTGAGCATTAGCCATTACACGTTCGTGTTTAATTCCTATACGATATAACTTGTTAGTATCTAGTAATCCATCAATACTAAATGTCATAATCTTTTCTATGCCTTGTGCCCTTTCGGCATAACCCATTGCTTTACCTACTCTAGCCCAACTTTCTGGTGATCTCATACTACCGTTAGTTTCCACATCTATAATATAAGGACGTTTTGCTGTCTCAATAATAATTTCTTCCCAGTCAGGTGTCATAACAGGGTCGCCGTGACAACCACAAAATACCATATTAACTGGATTATCAATAGTAACAATATGTTTCATTCCGTCTAAAAACTTGTTCCATTGTGGGGCAAGTATGTGTCGTTGCCTTAACGTAGGACGAACAATACTGGTTCCCATAAAATGTCGAGGACATAATGGACAAGCAACGTTACAAAACGTCGATGTTTCTACCTGAAATGAATCTATTTCTTTAAAATTAAACATAATTATTATGTACTCACTTATTGATTACGATAAATATTTATATGAGTACTTACAGAGGATTTTCAACTCTTGGTAGCGAATTTGCTACACCGACAATAACCGACTTCTTAGCGGTAAAAACTGATCTACAAAACAGTTTAAACGTTCGCTTAGGAGAACGAATAATGCGTCCAGAATTTGGGTGTGTTGTTTGGGATATGTTATATGAGCCGTTTACTGAAGAGTTAGTTGACGATTTAATTGAAAACATTACAGATATAGGAAATAGCGACCCAAGACTTGAACTACTGGACATTAGGCCCACACAATATGAACACGGTATACAAGTGTCAATGATACTAAGATATATTCCTACTGATCAAACAGAAGCCATGATATATTCATTTAACCAAGAGGCGGCTGAAGTACAACAAAACACAGTAAATACAGATAATTCAAACACAGGAACAGCAAATGGCTACTAGTACAAGACAAACAAATTTATTCGTAAGTGAGGATTGGAAAAAAGTTTATCAAACTTTTAAAAGTGCTGATTTCGAAAGTTATGACTTTGAGACACTAAGATCAACAATGATATCATATCTTAGGAAACAATTTCCTGAGGACTTTAATGATTTTATTGAAAGTTCAGAATACATTGCTCTTATTGACTTAATTGCTTTCTTTGGACAATCGTTAGCATATAGGCAAGATTTAAATGCTCGAGAAAACTTTTTAGAAACAGCAGAACGAAGAGATTCTATTTTACGTCTTGCTAGTTTGTTATCATATAAGCCTAAAAGAAATACAACTGCTAGGGGATTATTAAAAGTTGTTAGTATTAGTACAACTGAAGATGTTTTTGATTCAAATAATAATAACCTAAGTGGGAAAACTATATTTTGGGATGATTCTGTAAACAGTGATTACGAAGAACAATACAATACAATTATTAATGCGGCTTTAAGTTCTGCTCAAAGAATCGGTAAGCCTGCAAACGAAGTAACTACTGGATCAATCAAAACCCAAGAATACGAATTAAACTTATTAGCAAATACACAACCATTGTTACCGTTTACAGCAGTTACTAATGGCGCTGATACTAAATTTGAATTAGTTAACGGAACAGTATCAGGGCAAAGTTACATTTATGAAAAATCACCTATTCCGGGATCTACATATAACTTTTTATATAGATCAGACGGAAAAGGTAATTCGTCTGCTAATACTGGATTCTTTACAATGTTTAAACAGGGTTCACTAGGACAAATTGATTTTAATCTTACTAGTGGCTTGCCTAATATTACATATAGTATTGATAAGGCTAACATTAATAATTCCGACGTTTGGTTATATGAACTAGAGGACGACGGTTCGGTAGGCACTGAATGGACACAAGTTCCTGCTATTAGCGGATCTAACGTTATCTATAATAGTTTAACTTTATCAAATAGAAGATTGTTTGCTGTTGAATCACAAGTTGATGATAAAATCAAACTAGTATTTGCTGATGGTGTTTTTGCTGATATCCCTAGAGGAAACTTTAGATGCTATTTTAGGCAAAGTGCTGGAACTACATACTCTATAAAAAGTACAGACATTAACAATGTTGAATTAAGTTTTACCTATATTAGTAGAACCAACCAAGAAGAAAAATTATCTATAGGATTAACACTACAGCAAAATGTTAATACAGCAAATAGAAACGAAACATTAACTAATGTTAAAAAACTAGCACCGCAGGCATACTACACACAAAACAGAATGATCAACGGTGAGGATTATAATATCTATCCGTTAACACAATTTACAGGTATTATTAAATCAAAAGCAGTTAATAGAGCGGCAAGTGGTATTAGTAGATTCTTAGATGTTAAAGATACAACAGGCAAGTTTAGTAGTACAAACATATTCAGTGACGACGGTGTATTTTATAAAGAATACTCAACTAAAAAAGATACATTTAGTTTTATAAACGACAATGAAATTATTAATGAAATCAAAAATACGTTAGAGCCAAATTTGGCCGACAAACCAATGTATCATTTTTACTTAGATAAATTTGTATCTCAAGCATTCACAAATCCAGTTACTTGGGTCAAAGTGTCAGGCACGGCTAACACTACCACAGGATACTTTAAAGATGCTACTGGGGAAGCAATACAAATTGGAACAGGTGTATCAAATGTAAACAAATATCTTACACTAAACAGCATGATTAAATTTATACCTGAAACCGGAAAGCACTTTATGTCTAACGGTTCACACATGACTGGTACAGACACAGATCATATAGGTGCTACGATGCAGACATGGTCATCTATAAAGTTAATAGATGCTGACGGATTAGGAGCACTTGGCAACGGATTAACATCAGCAGGAGTCGGTGCTGTTACACTTAATGAATTGGTACCAACTGGTGCTACTGTTGAAAGAGTATTTCCTAAATGGATTAGTGACATTCCTACGTCATTAGAAAACACAATTAAAACAAATATTAAAGAATATAAGGACTTTGGCTTAAGATTTGATCATATTACTAGCACATGGCATATTATTACTAGTGACAACTTAGCAGTCGATAAAGGCTACAGTGACGACAATGCTGGAAATACCAGCGGAACAAAAATCGATGCTAGTTGGCTCGTACAATTTACAACAGACGGTGTACAATATACAATTAAGACTAGACAACTAGATTACTATTTTGCCAGTAAAGACGAAACTAGATTTTATTTTGATAAGGGTATAAAAATTTACGATAGTGTTTCAGGCACAACAGTTAAAGATAGATGTACAGTATTAAAAGTTAATAATAAGCCAACAAGTAATAAACCATTAGAAGAAGATTATGCTTTAGATATTATTGATATGGTTACTGAAGTTGACGGTTACAAGGATAACACAAAAGTTAAAGTAACACTCGGCGATGCTGATAACGATAGTGTAACAGATAATCCTGAGATGTTTGAAAACATTGTTGGCGTAGACGACCCTACAGGATTAGCAAAAGATAGAAAATTTGTTTTCTTTAAGCAATTTTATGATTACGATAACATCGAAAGATATCAACCTTTAGACGAAACAACAGTTTGTTATGATTATAAGACTATGAGAGAAATACATAACAATAAAGGATTGTTCCCAACAGGAAAAGTGTTTTATGCTACTACTGAAAACAAATTTACTACGTCATTTAAAGACGCTACAGAATCTTTAAGACTAACACCAAGTGCCGCACCAGGCGAACAGTTTGGAGGGAGATTGGGGTCTGAGTTACAAGCATATAACGTTTATATAGGGCGCAATAATTTAAAATTCCAATACAAACATAATGCTCCTAATAACAGGCGTATTGATCCTAGTCCAAGTAATTTAATCGACATGTATATTTTAACACAATCTTATTCAGACTTGTACGGCGAATGGATTTTAGATGTTACAGGTAAAATTGTAAAACCAACAGAACCTACATCAGAAAACTTAAGAGCTTCATTTAGTTCTATTGAAAACTCCAAAAGTATTTCAGATACAATAATATATCATTCAGCAAAGTTTAAACCGTTGTTTGGTGACAAGGCAGAAACTAGTTTACAAGCAATGTTTAAAGTTGTAAAACTGCCAGGTGCTGGCATTAGTGACTCGGAAGTTAAAGCATCTATTATTGATTCTATTAATGCCTACTTTAATGTTTCGAATTGGGACTTTGGTGATACTTTTTACTTCTCAGAATTAAGTGCTTTCTTACATAATACATTAGCAAATAAAATAAGTTCTGTTGTTATTGTGCCAAAAAGCACAACACAGGTATTTGGTAGTTTATTCCAGATCCGTAGTAACTATGACGAAATATTAGTTAGTGGTGCTACAGTAGACAATGTAGAAATAATTGATAGCATAACAGCAACTAAGATACAAGCAGGTGGTTCTATATCAAGTTTAGATACTACTACAAACACAACAGCAAGTGCTGTTACAACTAGCGGGAGCACCTCGTACTAATGGCTAAAAGAAAGACAAGTTCGTTTTTACCTAAGGCGTACCAAACAGAAAAAAATAAAAAGTTTTTAAGTAGTACATTAGACCAGTTAATGAACAGTTCCAACCTTACAAGGATGGACGGGTATATTGGTCGCAAGTATTCGCCAAGTTATAAAACTACAGATAATTATTTGGAATCATCAGGATTAAGAAGTGATTACCAATTAGAACCTGCTATTGTACTTAAAAAAGATTCAAACATTACAAGTGATAACGACGTTGGTTCAATTGTAACATACGACGACCTTCTTCACAAACTAAAAAATAATAGTGTTAATACAACTGATCACAATAAACTTTTTAATCAAGAATTTTATAACTGGTCAGGGTTTATTAATTTTGACACTCTTGTAAACTATGGAAGTTATTACTGGCTCAAAGATGGACCTAATGCCGTTACAGTAACAGGTAACAACATTCAAACATCAGGAGCATGGTCAACAAAATACAATTCTGTAAATAATGAATATACTGTTTCTGAAATAGAAGGCAAAAACCCTACAATTTACTTACGTCGAGGTGGTAATTATACGTTTACAGCAGACCAAACAGCAGAATTTTATATACAAACAGAGCCAGGGTCTATTACTGGAATAGAAAAAATATCACCGACAAAAAGTACTAGAGAAATTTACGGTGTTGAAAACAACGGAAGTAAAACTGGCATAACATTTACAGTACCGTCAATTGATGCCCAATCATGGTTTGATACTAACTTAACACTTTTACAAGATGTTAATTTAGTAAGTAATTTACCATGGAACAAAGTACAAGGACGAAATGTCGACGACCTTATTTCATTAGACAGTGGTATTGACAATCAACGTGTATTAGATGGCAAGACTGTTATATTCACACAAGATTCTGATTCCGCAACAGATAACACTAACTGGACAACTACTGGTGTAGATTATACTCAAGCACCTTATAAAGACACAGGATTTTCTGTAAACAATGGGCAGGTTGCTACAGTAGATAGACAGGGTATCTATCAAATTAGTATTGTTAGTAATAAAATTGTATTATCAAAAGTTGCTAATATAACTTTTACTGATAAAGTTTATGTTACAGAAGGATCAACATACGCCGGAAGGCACTTCTACAAAGCAGTAGAGACTAATCACATTACAGTTATTCCTATACTAACAGCAAAACTAGATACACTTTACTATCAGCATGCCACAGATAAAACAGCATATGGAACAATTAAAATAGTTAGTGACATTGCTCAATCAATCGAACCTGCTGACTTTTTAGGGAAAAAAACTTATACTTCTCCCAATGGTGTTGTGTTTACTAACGGACTAAAAATAACATTTGATACAACAGTTACAGAAACAAAATATAAAAACAAATCATTTTATATAGAAGGAGTAGGCGATATCATACATTTAGTAGATGCTACATTAACTACTCCTGAATCAGATTCAGAATCTAAAGATTATATTGTAATGACAAGAGGCGCCAAAGATATGAATGCCTGGAGTCGAGCAAACAAATGGTTTCATAAAGATGTTATTACAGCGGCCGCAACTTACAACAAAGAAGTAATAAGTGTTGACGATAACTTAAGAGCAGTAAGACCAATCATTGAATATCACGCTGGATTACATTTATATAATCACGGTACTACTGGAATCAGTGACGTTACATTGATCGATACATTAACTACAGACGCACTATCTAATGTAAACGGCACAAGAGGTGCTTATGTTGATAACACAGAATTAAAGGCTCTAGACAATATTATTTTTACAAAAGACAACGACTTACAAACTAGGAAAAGTATTTGGACTGTTGGCTGGAGAGACATTAACAATGATTCAAGTGTTGATTTTTTAACACTAGGAAATAATGACACGGTAACTGTTGAAACAGGCAGTAGTGTTTTTCTTAGCAAAGGACTAGTAGGTAAAGGTAAATCATATCACTGGGATGGTGCTAACTGGATTGCTTCACAAACTAAAACTAAAATAAATCAATATCCTATTTTTGAATTATATGACAGTAACGGTGTTAGTATTAATGATACAGCAACGTATCCGTCAAGTGACTTTTTAGGAAACAGTTTATTTAAGTATAGTACAGGTACAGGAACAAATGATATAGAATTAGGGTTTCCGTTAAAATACAGAACATTTAATAATATAGGTGATATTTTATTTGATAACACCTATGTTAACGAAACATTTAATTATAAAAAAACAACAGGTGTATCAGAAGTAAGCACAGCAACTACATTAGCAAAAGTAACACATCCTTATAGCGGAGCAGTAACTTATTCAAATGGTTGGACTAAAGGTATCCAAAAGAGTAGACAATTCCAGCAAGTAGAATATACAGTTGACGATGTAACAGTTAAGTCATACAACTTAGGAGCAAATCCAGATGTATCAACAACAGCATTGCCATCAACATTTGTTTATATTAATAACAAACGTACATTGAATTTTACAATAGCATTAGAAGAAGGTTACTATAATTGTAAAATAGAAGATACTCTTTCATTGGGCGATGCTATTACTATTCAATTTTATAGCCAAACAACTTCTAAAATAGGATACTATGTGGTTCCTAAAAATTTAGAAAGCAACGGACAGAATGAGAAGTTTACTAATATTACACTAGGACAATTACAAAATCATATAACAGCATTAATTGATACTAACAAATATTTTATAGGTTCTCTACAAGGAAGTAACAATTTAAGAGACTTAGGCGGATCGAAAGAGACAGAAGGACTTATTACTCAACATAGTTCACCTATGATTCTTCCTATGGTGTTTAATCAACATAACAATTTAAATTATATTAACGCTTTACAATTTGCTAATAGTGAATATGAAAAATTCAAATCTAAATTTTTAAATTCTTTAGAAACTTTAGACGGACTAGACCTAACAAACGCAAGTGAAACTGTTAATACTATTATGGAAAATATTAATTCTAATAAGAGTTCAACATTTCCTTTTTACACATCAGACATGGTTCCTTACGGAGCAGACGCTGAAATAACAACATATACGATTACTGATGATAGAGATAAAACATATGAGATTGATAGTATATTTGACAATACTGTTCCAAGCAACAGAGCTATATTAGTATACCTCAATGGCACACAGTTATACAACGGACTTGACTACACGTTCGAATCAACTAGTTCAAACATTAGACTTATTAAAGCAATAGCAATTAATGATGTATTACAAATTGAAGACTATACCAATACACTAGGAAATTATGTTCCTCCTACTCCGACTAAACTAGGACTGTATCCAAAGTTTAAACCTGAAATAATTAGTGACAACACTTACGCTGAAACACAAAATATTATTGTTGGGCACGACGGTAGTAGAACTATAGCATATGGCGATACTAGAGACAATATTATATTAGAACTTGAAAAAAGAATTTACAATAACATTAAAACACATTATCAAGAAAACGTATTTGATATTAAAAAATATATGCCCGGACGTTGGAGACAAACTGATACAACAGTAGCAGAAGTTAACGACATTTTAGAAGATGAGTTTTTACGCTGGACTACTAAGCACAGAATTAGTTATACTAACAACACATTTTTTGACGCTAATGATTCTAAAACTTGGAACTACAAAAACTTTATAGATAAAATAGACTCAAGTTTATTAAAGCAAGGACACTGGAAGGGCTTATTTGTATACTATTACGACACTTACAAACCTCATACTAACGCCTGGGAAATGTTCGGTTGGAGCGAAAAACCAAGTTGGTGGGAATCAAGATACGGCACAGCGCCTTACACTTCTGGTAACGAAGTACTATGGAACGATGTACGAGACGGACACAGGTATACTAGTGATACAGAATATACAATAAGCACGTTGTATAAAAGAGAAAACATATACTCAATGATGCCAGTAACGGAAAATGGAGAGATATCTTCACCTATTGATTGCTTAACTGTTAATTCGGGAGACTTGTCGCCAAGCCATTCATGGAAATATGGAGATGGTGCTCCGCCAGAAACTGCCTGGAAAAACTCTAGTAGTTATCCTTTTAGTGTACAGCACTTAATGTCATTAATTAGGCCAGCAGAATATTTTAGTCAACTGTTTAATAAAAGTCAAATAGTTAGAGGCACATTATCTGATCAATTAATATTAACATCAACTAACCAACGTCAAACACCTGCGGATTTAAAAGTTGACACGTCAACAACAAGATATGAAGGTTGTGGAAATTATATTTCTGATTACTTACGTTGGCTTAATGTAGATGTAACAACAAATTTAACAGAGGTACTTACAAAATTAGATATTAAATTATCGCATAAATTAGAAGGCTATACAGATAAAAAACTTATTAAAGTATTAGCAGAACAAGTGTCGCCATCCAGTACAAGTAATTCAGTTTATGTACCAGACGAAGACTACGCTGTTCATTTACACAAAACAGGTCCAATTAAAACTATACCATACAGCGGTGTAATTATTCAAGGCAATGCTAGTGGATATACTGTATTTGGTTATAATTTAAATAATCCAAGATTTACTATTCACAAGCCTGTAGAAAATGGCAACTTTAAAATACATGATGTTAACAACGACCGTATTGTAGAATACGAAGATTATCACACCGAAGATGAGTCTATCCCTTACGGAACTTCTTTTGATACAAAACAAGAAGTAGCAGATTTCTTATTCTCTTATCAAAAATATTTAACAAACAGTGGTTACGATTTTGATAATAGAATGGAAGACTTTGGTACACAAAAAATTGTAGCAAACTGGACAATGAGCGTTAAAGAATTTGTTCATTGGGCAGGACAAGGATGGACGCCTGGATCAGTTATTACATTAAGTCCTAGTTCACTAAGAGTTAGGTGCTTAACGTCAACAGGAGTTGCTGACGCTTTATCTAACAGCCAAGCAGAGACAAATGTATTAAATGCTAACTATGAACCACTAAGACCAGGTTCGTATAAAATGAACAGGCAAGATAATGAATTTGAATTAACACCGGATAAAATTTCCGGAGGTATTTATTTTGTTAATGCTAAACTTGTTGAGTATGAACACGTTTTAGTGTTCAACAATGTGACAAAATTTAATGACGTAATATATCAGCCTAGTTTAGGAAACAGGCAATATAGACTACGTTTAGTAGGAAGTAAAACAGGAGGCTGGGACGGTAGTTTAACAGCAGAAGGATTTATTTACAACGACGGAAATGTTCCAGGATGGACCGAAAATACAAACTATGCCAGAGGCGACATTGTTAGATTTAGAGGCACTTTATATACTAGTTCTTCAGCACATACAAGTTCATCTAAATTTGTATACGAAAACTGGACACAAACAGATTCATTTAAAATAGGATTACTTCCTAACTTTGATACACTAGGTAAGAACTTTGAAAGTTTTTACGATATTAATGCTGTTAACTTAGAAAGTGAAACAGACAAGTATGGTAAGGGTGCGATTGGTTATCAGAATAGAGAATACTTTAATCAAATTGGTATGGACGACGTTAGCCAAGTTAAGTTTTATCAAGGAATGTTACAAGAAAAAGGTACAACAAATGCTGTTAACAAATTAATTAGAAGTAAGTTTGATAAAATTAGCAGTGACATTAATTTTTATGAAGAGTGGGCAATTAGAAATGCTGAATATGGAGCAACTGACTTAAACTCGAGAGTTGAAATACAACTAAACGAAGAAGGGTTTGCTGACAATCCACAACCTATTACAACATTTAATACAGTACAAGAAAAGTCTAGTGTTGACAGCAAGACTGAATATCTAACAAGTGAATTATTTAAAGCACCGGCGGATGTAAAATACGACTGGATTCCAGTAAGGAAAAACTACGTTGCCGGACAGAAGAATAATGTGTTTTATGATGATTTATATCCTAATGCTGGATATCCTAAATTAACAGATGCTGACGCTACATTGTTTTACAATAAAGATACAGATACATTAAAAGATTTAACGCCTGACATGAATGTAGGTTATACTCTTTGGGTCGCAGAAGACGAAACCGGCGACTGGGATATGAAATATTTAGATACTACTTCTATAGAAGTTACTAATTGTGACGGTGGAACAACAGGTGAGACTTATACTTGGACAACCACAGATGAACATTCGTTACAAATAGGAGATATTGTTGTTGTTAAAGGATTCCACACAGATGATACTAAGTTACTACGAAATGGCGTGTATACTATTCAAACAGTACCAACTACATCATCATTTACAACAATGGGCGGCGGCGAATCAGGCAAAGATTCAGAAGCAGGTTCTAGTGTATTATTAAAGTTTAAAAGTATTAGATTCAAAGACGGTGAACAAATTACAGCACCTAAACTAGGATGGCAAACGAATGATAAGTTTTATGTAGACAAAGATCAAGCAGGATACTGGTTTGTAGCAAAGAAGAATACAAAGTTTACTGAGCAACAATCAATCACTCCACTATTAGGAGTAGCCAACGAAGAGTTTGGTGATGCTATTTGTTCTGACATGGACAATCAATGGCTGGTTGTTGGACAACAATCAAATAATAGGATACAAGTATACACACCTAATCCTGCAGACTTATCACAAAATGCTGTAATTAATAACACGGTCAGTGGTGTCCTAAACTTAGGTGCCAGCGTTAGCACAGGCTCGCCAACGTGGTCTAAGCCTCCGAAGTTAGATAATGATAAAAAAGTACAAGGAATGTTTACAAGCGACTTCAAAGGAAAATACGAAGAATGGAACAACGGTAAGCGTTGGATAGTAGTTGGAGCACCGGGTACTGATAGTAATAAAGGTTCTGTAATATTTTATTATTTTGATTCAAAGAGTGGTACATTTTTACCAGGAACTATTGATCAACCTGCAGGATTAACAACTAGTGCTAAATTCGGTAGTACTGTAAAAATGAGTGCTAATGAATTATGGTGTGCGGTTTCGGCTCCGGGCGATAAAAAAGTATTTTTATATAACAGAATGCTAAGATTAAACTCAGGAGAAAGCACTTATAATACTACAGGTGATGGTAGTACAACAACCTTTGTATTAGATAGTTGGTGGGGCAAAATAACATCAGCCGCAGAATTATATATTCGTTTAGATTCAAATGATCAAATGGCTACTAGAGATTTTACATATAATGCTGTTACTAGAACAATTACATTTACTAGTGCTCCTACAAGCGGTACAACAATTAGTATAGCATATTTAGGCGGCTGGAGACTTGCAGAAACATTTACAGGAACAACTACCGACTATGGTGCGAGTATTAGTTTAGATAGTAACGGTCGACATTTAGTTATCGGTGCTCCTAATACTACAACTGTAGGTGATGTTAGCATAACAAACATGGGTGCCGCTGAAATTAAAACAAGACACTGGCAATGTTTTACTGGCGACGGAATAACAAAAGCATTTACAGTTGATGTATCAGATTTAACAGGTGTTATAGTTTACCAAAACGGAATGCCAATTAATAGTATCGATTCAGATAGTGCTGTGTTATGGACAGTTTCTGGTAACACAGTTACGTTTACATCAGCACCTCAATCACAGGATGAAATAGCAATATGGACAAATGAATGGCTATCATTACAAACAATTATTCCAAACGGCAATGGTAGACAAGAAAACGGACAATTTGGTTCGTCAGCAATCGCAATAGACGAAACTGCTCAAACAATTTATGTTGGCATTCCTGAAGCAGATAGTGTTATAGAAAATTCAGGATTAATACAAGCATTTGAAAGAAACCAAAACATAATTTTAAATAAACTAGTTTTAACTTCGGAACAAGAAGGCTTTACATCATACAACACAGGTGAAAGTTTTTATATAAACGGTTATAAAGTCACAGCATCAGGAACTACTATTGAGTCAATATCGGCAGACATCAATAATGCTAACATACCGGGCATTACATCAGCAGTTACAGGCGTTAGTCCTAATCAAATTTTAAGTATTAGTCATAGTTCGGGAGTATTAAATTCTATTGAAATTACTCCAGGAGTAACAGGCACTATATATAAAGATATTGGATTAAAGCCATTTACTACACCAACAGACATAACACTAAATCAAGAAATTGCTAGTGGACATAAGTTTGGTGAAGTTATTGAAGTTAGCAGAGAAAACGACTTATTGGTTGTTGGTTGCCCGAGCGGTTCAACTCGTGCTTACACTACAATGGACGACAAAAAAACTTTGTTTGATGGTAGTGGTACTAGATTTACTGTCCAAAAATATTACACAGGCTCAACTCACGTATTCCAAAAATTAGGAAAGACTTGGGTTGAAGCAGATAGTTTATACACAAACAATATATCTATCAATGACAAGTTTGGTTCTAGCATAGCAATTAGCAATGATACTGTTTATGTTGGAGCACCGTGGGAAGATGACGGTGTTACAGAAAATACAGGTAAAATTATAAGATATAATAAGTCAGGTGAATTGTTTAGTGTTGATGAAAGAGAAACACCTCTAGTTGACATTGATAGAATTAATAAAGCATTTTTATATAATAAAAGTACAAACAATATTTTAACATACTTAGATTACATTGATCCAATTAAAGGAAAAATATTAGGCGAAGCAGAACAAAACATTGATTATAAAGCGTCATGGGATCCTGCTGTTTACAATTATAGTACAGGAAATAAAAATGTTAACAAAGGCGACACGCCTTGGGTCAATGAGTCATTTGTTGGAAAAATTTGGTGGGATTTAAGTGAACTTAAATTTATTAATTACGAGCAAGGTGATAAAGATTACAAGTCGTTATTCTGGGGAGGATTATTTCCTGGAAGTAAAATAGGAATTTATGAGTGGGTTGAATCACCTGTTCCTCCAATTAATTATACTCCTGGAGTTGCGAAATATGGCAACGATGCTTATGTACAAATTGAAAAACTTAATACTACTACTAATAAATTAGAAACAAAATATTATTTTTGGGCATCAGGTATAACTGAGATTAACATCGATAAAACATTAAGTACTGAAGGTATTGTAAAACTTATTGAAAATCCTACATTAAACGGCGGACCATTTATACAGTTTACTGGAAAGAACCAATTAGCACTAGTTAATGTATCGAGATATTTAGAAGCAACAAATACAGTACTAGCAGTAGAGTACGATAAAAAACTAAACGATAAAATACTACACACAGAATGGGAATTAATACCTGAAGGTAGCACATCACTTCAAATTCCAAAAGATTTGTTTAATAAAATTAAAGATAGTTTAGCAGGAGCAGATAAGTCTGGTAACGTAGTGCCTGATATTAATCTTAGTGCAGGTGACAAATACGGTATTAAAATAAGACCAAGACAAGGGGTGTTTATGAACAGATACCTTGCCTTAAAAGAATACTTAACGTATGTGAATACTGTTATTAAAAAGTATAATATAGTAGATAACTTAGACTTTACTCTACTAAATGAAGAAGAGCCGTTGCCTCTGTCAACCTCAAACAAATATGATGAGAAAGTTTTAACTTTAACAGAATTAACTTATGTTAAAGTAGCAACTAAAGATACTGGTTATAATGTATTAGTTGAAACGGATTCAGAGGTAGGCGGTAGATGGAGCATACACACTTTACAAAGTGACCGCACATGGCTAAGAACTAGAACACAAAGTTATGATACTAAAAAGTTTTGGCGTTACATAGACTGGTATCAACCAGGGTATACAGTAGATACTAATATTGATTATCGTTATACTGACTTTAATAAAGTATACGAAAACGAAAGTGTAATAGCAGATAAGAGTATTATTAAAATTACAACTGGTACTGGTTGGGATTTATATATTAAAGAAAATGGTAAGCACAATCTTATAGGACAAAAGAACGGTACTTTACAGTTTGGTGATGATTTATACGATTATGTTAAAACCAATTACGGCTTTGATACAGATGGATATGACTTTAACTTAATGGATACTGAGCCTCAAATAGAAACTAGAAATATTATTGACGCTATTAAAAATCAAATATTAATTAACGATTTACAAAACGAACATAACAAATTAATGTTCGTGCTGTTAAAGTTTGTACTTCAAGAACAAACCTATGTTGATTGGATTTTTAAAACAAGTTTTGTTCAAGTTAAACATAACTTAAGAGCATTAGACCAATTTCCTACATACCAAAGAGATAACCAAGAATTTGTTAAAAATTATATTAACGAAGTAAAGCCTTATCACACAAAGATTAGAGAATATGTGCTAGGATATACTAAGCAAGAAACATACGACGGTGACATTTCAGACTTTGATTTACCTTCAACATATGACAAAATTACTAAAACATTTAGATCACCTAATAAAGAAAAAACTCACGATAGCAATACAATAGAAAATAGTAATGCTTATAAAATGTGGAGAGAAAACTATACATACTCAGTTGATAGTGTACGATTGTCACGTTGGGGAATAGGGTACCAAACAGCGCCTGTATTAACGTTCTCAGCACCACAAGTAGCAGGTGGCGTTACTGCTACAGCAACTTGTACAATAAAAGACAATCATATAGATGTAGTAACAATGACTAACAAAGGTAGCGGGTATACCGAACCTCCAACAGTATCAGTAACTGGTGGTAGTCCTACAACTAATGCTATCATACATCCTGTACTTGGAAATAATAAGACTAGAAAAATAAAAGAAACATTAAAATTTGATAGAATTAAATTTAGTTCTAGTGTTAAAACATGGACAAAAAATACGGCTTATACAACTACTGATATTATTCAATATAATAACGAAGCATATTCAGTTAATACTAACTTTACATCAGGAGCAACATTTGACAGTGACAAGTTAACAGTTAAACTAGATGCTACATTTGATAATGCTATGGATAGAACTATGGCATATTATAATCCAGAATCAGGAAGTGATGCTGTAGACTTAGGAACAATATTTAAAGGAATTACTTATCCAGGAACAAAAGTACAAGGCCCACTATTTGCGGCAGAGCCTGGATATGATAAATCTAAATTTGATAGTAAGGCATTTGATAACTATGATGTTGACAGCAACGGCAGATTTGTTTTAAGTTCTAGAAATTTAGACTTAGATTTAGAAAGTAAATTTAATGACACACAACTAGGCTTGAGACCAGAAGATATTGTTATTGATGGTAGTAACAAATTTGTTGATGCTTATAGTTCTCATGCTCCAGAAGAGTTTGTGCCAGGTAGAGTATTTGATAGTTTAAGTATTAATGTACTAACAGCACCAAGT